CAGACCAATGCTTATCAGTAGGCTGCTTGGTGTAAATTTGCTCTTGTCTCAAAGTTTCGCCAAAATGATCCCACGCCAAGCCATGCATAGCCTTGTACAACAAGTCAGTTTTTCCAACTCCGGAAGCGCCAACCAACGCAAAGCAAAACGGTGCAGCTTTAAACTTACCCAAATTAGCAGCTCGCATGTAAGTACGTATCGTACACAAGGACCTCCAATCACGCATAGCTTGCAAATTACCACGTTTAACCAAAGGCTCAACCTCGGTACAAACGTCTTCAACAGCAGTGCGGAAAGCCTTCTCATCAGCGAACAACATTGGATCGTATTTGCCTATCTTATGCAAATCAAAAGCCGTCTGAACGGCCACAACTCGCATAAAAGTGGAATCACCACCCGTCAACAACGGCATCAACGAGCGCATCTCTATGGCTGTTGTAACAGCACCAATGACGGTGGGTAAACTACGCAAAAGCACGGCTACAACCTCCTCAGGTGTATCAACCTTGGGCAACTTCAACACTAGACCAGTGACTGCAGAAATCACAACAGAAAAATTAAAATCTGCCATAGATTTACTAGCGAAAACCGCATAAGCAGCAGCGCTAATAGCAACGATAGCATGAACTGCAGATCCAGGTGACATCGAGGATGCAGCAGTCATGCGCAAAACCTCAGATATAAGACTTTGTTGATCAAACGACACCACACCATCAGGACCAACCGGGTTATCCGGGGTACCAACAACGTGGCGAAACAATCCAACCAACTCCACGACAGCCGGAATTGCCAAAACCTTAAGCATCATCAACTGTAGCCCTGGCAAATCAGGACCAGCATAAAATGCAAAGCTCGATGCACGAGCCAAGAGGTACCGAGGCTTAGCGGCATCTGAAACCAATGATAACGCATACAATTCACAACCTAACGCAGTAAAACTGCGCCAATTATCCTGTAAGAAAGTCCACGCGATATTGGAAGGTTGAACACCAGCAATAGAGGCAAATTCAGGCAAAATAGACATGATGTTCTCAACTCCATTAAAAGACTGAGGAATACCATCAACGATAGCAGTAGGATCACTCAACAAAATGTCCACGCCACTGCGTACCTTGTCTTGGTGCTTTCGCAATGCTTCAGCACGCGCAGCAACAAAATAGCCGGAATAAAAATCACAATCCCATGATGGCAATTGGACAACATCCCATTGAAAAGCAACAGCAGGGCCAGGTGCTGAATCAGGAAAAACAACACACGAATTGTGCGGTAAATTCTTCCTAACTCTGCCGATCTCCCTCTTACGTTAACCTTGACCCTTGCCACCTAGGTAAACATCAGGTAAAACATTAAAATGATACTCACGCAAGAGCTCATGGAGATCATCCAAACGCGACTGCTTGTTAGCAGCTTTAGAACGCCTGTCAACCACCTTAGGCAAGGCATTAACTGGCGCAGAAGCCGCAACACGGGCTTTATACTTTGG